CGTATTCGTTGTGAGTAAATTTACCAGTGCGCATTATTTGAATTTCTGAAGTAGGTAATTGATCATTCTCGCTTAATTTAATCTCTGATAATTCACCTAAATATCTAAATTCGTTCATCATCATATCTTCTGGCAAAGTTTTATCTAATTTGTCATTCATATTATGCCTTCCGCCCATATCCTTAATTTTTTTAACTAATTCTGCATGTTGTGTTTCTATTTCACTTTTTAGCTTTCGAGTAAAACGCGCATCAACATATTCACCATGAAGTTTATTATGCATTGCTTGCAATTTATGCATTGACATATCTTCGCTGGTCTTTATCCAATCGCCTTGTGGATTTTTACTATAACCAGCTTTCTCTATGGCCGACCAAGCAACTTTATTAGCATATTCTTCTTGGTCTTGCCCTTCTGGTGTGTTTTCAAAAGCAGAATTAAATGCACTAATCCAAATATCTTGAGCATGTGCTGGTAAGCCTTTAATTCTTTCTGGCAAATCGTTTGGTGAATATGGCATATAAACTCCTAATCATTTATTATGTCCTGGATATGCTTATTTTGTGCTTTTATCATCTGCTGCAGACTAAATGGAGGAGCAGCATCTTCTGGCATTCCAGTTATTTCTGGCAATTCTGCTTCATCTTTTTTAATAGCGACTAAGATTCTACGACAATTTGGGTGTGGTTCTTCTTCCCAAATATTCCGTTCTTCTACTGGGATAATTGAGCCATCAACCGATGCACATTCATCGCAGGTCTTATCATCCAATATTTCAGAAATCTGGTAAGCATAAATATCGTCTAGGTATTTATCATAGGTCATGCCCATACCGCGAGTGATAGCTGGCTGAATCATCACCGAACCAGTAGTTTTGATCAAATCACCCATTTTACTTTCAATTGCAGCCCTCACTCCCTCTAAAATCTGTGTAGGGTTAAGCGATCCATTAGTTATCCCCCCATAAACTGTCAGCATTGCTGTTTTTTTAAGATCATCTGCTTGAATTTCTGCTGCCATATTGGCCTGCGCTGTAATTTGTTTTTTCACAATTTCAGATATTACAGCAGCCTTAACTCCGATTTGGTCAGCAGCTTGTTCCGATCCATAATTGTATAACTGCTCAAGATATTTTTTCATAATCTCGGCATGTTTACCCTTATCTTTAATTGTTAATTTATATAATTCACCCAGTTTATCGTTATTAATTATGTCTTTTAAATCACGCATTAGTTTTTCTAGTTGCAAGCTAGCAACAGTATTAGCGGCATTTAAAAACTTATTTTCAAAAGTATCAAAAGTATCATTAATATCAGCTAAGTTTAATGTCTTTTCCCAAGTTGTTAAATCACGTCTCCAAGCCATTTTTTCAACCATTTCAATTTTTTTTTTATCACTACCTGAAATAGTTTTATCTTTTAAACCTTCATTATTATTTGATTCGTCTGGTTGTTGTATTTCATCTGATTGGTCGCTTTGCTTTGCCTCTTGCGCTTCAGGATTAACTTTGGGTAATCTCATAATTCGGCGTAAATAGTTTTCCATTTCCTGGTCAGATTTAATAAAACCTTGCGGCGAAAGTTTACTTATAGCATCAGCAATCTTTGAGTAATCAATATCTCCAAGCTTACTGAACCTTAAAACTGGATAATTTCTAACATTACTAAAGTTATAGTTAATAAGCTGTTTAATAGCGTAATTATTAATTGTGTCTTCGATATACTTAGCAACTGACTGCAATGCTGATAGGAATAGCCCTGATTGGTCTTGACTCAGTGCATAACTCCCAGTTTCTTTACCTAATTCCATAAACTGCGCCAATATATTCTGCATAATAGCGCGATTATGCCTTTCAATTGATTGGCCAGCATCACGAACGGTATTACCTGCCATACCAAGAATTTCTACCTTCCAAGTATTTGGGGTTATTAAAAATGCTTTTTCATTCGCTCTTAGACTCTCACCAATAATTTCGGCTTTGCTAATCTCTTCTTCAGAAGCGTCTGGTGGTAATTGAAAGTGAGGGACTCCTACTCCTTGGCGTTCAATGCCAATCGCATCAATTTGTTCAAGTGATTCCTTAAACCACCAATTTTTATATGCACTGCGCAATATACTTGTGCCTTCAAAATTGTCACCTTCTTTGTCGTTAGTAAAAATTAATAGCTTTTCAATAGGAATATTAACTGTTATATATCGGCTATCTTTGACTGCTTGCTGTTCAACTCCAGTGATACTATTTTCATTTTGTACCCACTTTTTAATTGTTTTAGGTAGTCTTGGAGCAAACTTTTTCCAATAAATTTTTCCATCTTCCAGTTTAAAAACCTTTTCAAATGTCATAAAACCAAATGTCAACATCAATAATGCTTGACGAAGGAAATCATCCCAAGTAATGGTCATACGATTAAATAAAGCATCTTCAATAAAAACTCGTTGCTCCTCCTCTTGAGGAGTGGGATTTTCCGTGCCACATTGAATTGTCGCTTCAGCCGATCTAATAGGTAATTCACAAATTTTTAAACTTGCTCGAACTTGAGTGTCGCTTTTTCTCATTCGTTCGTATATATCTATAGCCTTAGAGCCTTTCAATTTAGGATTATATTCTTCTGTAATAAATCCACTAAAAATATTAGTGCCAGTTGCGCCAATCTCATCAAGAATTGGTTTATTATTTTTATCTTCCGCTAGTTTAACTTCAATTTTGCCTAGTTTCATATTTAATCCCTTAGTGCTTATTTCTTAACAGGGGTATTTAACAACCAAATTGTGTTATGGTTGGGAGTTCATCCCCTGTTGGCTATATTGATCCATAAATTTGGATAATGTTTTATAAGCCCTTAAATTAAAGACTCCTGCAAAGAAATAAGGATATAAAAAAATCGGTTCAAGTTCAGCCTTACCGATGTTATAGATACTCAAAATGAGTTATCCACAACTCTATAAGGTTGAACCCGAACCGATCAACGGTTTTTTAACGGATTCTAACTTAATTATAAGTCTACATTAATTTCTGTCAACTAACAGATTAACTTGCCAACAATTCTATTATTTTACTCAAGTATATTTGTTGTTAGATTCTCATTAATATAAAATTCTCTATTGCAATTAAAACAAAATATACCATGAGTCATACTATTCATTTCCTCTATCATGACTCCATTTATAGCAACTACGGCATGTGATATTGATTTTTTATTGGATAATTGATGTATCCAATTATGGTTGATAAAATTACCGAACATAGTCTGACAATGTGGGCATCTAATTTCTTGGATCATATTAAAACTCCCTCCCTAGTAAACCCGCTGTTAGCGGGTGACTCTCACCCTCATTATCTAATATAAAAAAATTGCCCCTTGGTTTATTATTAATTAACGTTAGCATCAAAGCATCGGCAACATCGGGGCTAGATATGCCGCGCTTTTTCATATCTTCTTTAGACTCAATTTGTAATTGACCGAGACTGGTATATTGATAACGAATATTAGCCAATTGATACCAATCATCATCTTTGTCTATCGACCCATTTTTTAACCATTCCTTGGTGTTTTGATACAATTCGGCACGCAGGTTTTTAAAATGTTCTGAATCTTTTGATTTGCTACCAACATTAATTGCAAACACTCTATTTTTAAACTCCAAATTTTCACGCAGGCGATCATAGACTCCAGCGCCGATTCCTACTACATCAATATTCATTATAGCTCTGGGATATTTGCATAGTTCGATTGTAGCCAATCCACTAATTTCCATTAAATCTTTTTTGCTGATTTTATTTAATATTTTGGCATTGCCGCCAGTACGCATAACAAATATAGATCTATCATCACCATATCTTGCCACATCAAGACCAATAATCTGTTGTTGATCTGCTACTTCTATGGATTCTCGTTGGATAGCTTGTTCAACCTCATCAACGCTAATAAGCGCGTCAGAATCACTTTTTGGAAACTCACCCAGCACTCTAACTCTAAACACATCGCTATCTTCGCCATATTTTTCCTTGTATCGCTCTATGTCCTCAACCGTAACCAGCCCAGGAATGATTGTGCGGCATTCTTTAACGTTTGGGGTATCAAAGGCCGAAATATGAATTTTATTTACCTTGGGGTCTTTAAATGCCTGTGCGAAGCGGCCTGAATTACGGAGAGGGTTACCAAGCATTAATATTCTAGTTGGTTTCAGACCATCTATTGCCTCATGTATTTCCTCGCGTATACCACTGGCCTCATCCTCAATAACTAGTAGGTATGGCGAGTGAAATCCCTGAAATTGGTCAACTCTATCAGTAGCTAATCCCAGAGCATACCATTTATCATGAATATTTATTTTAGTCTCCAGTATCCAATCCGATTGATAGAATCCAGGGTTAATGAGTGGATCAGCAGCAGACTTAATTTCGCGCCATAATATTTCTTTAACTTGTCTCCATGTAGGAGCAGTTGTTATGACAACAGAAAATGGATTGCTTAATAACCACCAATGCGCAACTCTAGCCGCTGTAAATGACTTACCAGATGCATTGCAGCTTCTAACTGCTGTTTCCCGATGGTCACGAACTGACTCTAAAATCTCTCGCTCTTTATCCCAAAGATGTTTTTTAATTACTTCCTCGCTAAACCATACTGGGTCTTTACGGATTTTTTCCATCAATTTTATTGCTTGATCCATCTTCATCCTTAAAGTTATTAATAATCTGCACAAAATAGTTATTGACCTGTTGAGATGTTTGATTTTCTAATATTTTTCCTGCTATCTCATATACTTTATTAATTGCCTGCATGTCCCCATCCTTAGCTTTTCTTATTAATATCTGGTTTACTTCTGGCAATTCCCCCTGCAAATAATAATTAACAAATCTATCCCAAACTAAGTCCCAAAATCCAGGTAGTTGCTCCCATTTTCTTAATGCTCGATATGAATAATTAAATTTTGATTTTGCTATAGCTTCTTTCGTTCCTTTTCTATTTGGATTAGCAAGCCAATTAATATAACTAACTTGCTTAGGTGTAAAAATGAACTTTTCTGAATTGTTATTCTTAACTATTTCATTCATTAAAATCCTAGCTGTTTGGTAACTTCTCTTTAATCATTACTATTATTTTTTCTATTTGCTTTTTATAAAACTCATCAAATTTTTCTGTCTGGTTAGTACACAATTCCCAATATCGATAGGTAACACTCCTTAATCTTTGAGATGGGCTTTTATCAGTTTTAAACTCCGCCTTTATATCTTCTATATCTAAATCCTCTGGGTTAATATCGGTTTCTGAAATTGCAACAAAAATACTTTTACCAGCCATTTTGAAAACTAAAGCCATCTCTTCTGGGCTTAATTCTATTGTGTCAATCCAAATCCTAATTCCACGGTCTGACATTGTTTTAATACCACAGTTTGGGATTACAGCTGGAATTTGTAAAATATTATTCATTCTTGCTCTCCAAAGCGTCTGCCACTGTATTATCTTCCATGTAATATAATAAATCTTGAGTTTGCTCTGATGTTTCCCATCTCCCCCTTAATTTGTTAATTAAAAATTGACCAAATCTTAATCCATTATGATTTTTCTTCCATATCCGAATATAATCCGTAAATTTCTTTTCTTTTTTAAACAATTTATCTAACTCAATATCACATTCTAATAATTCCTTATGTACTTTTTCTCTGCGTTCATAGATTTCTTGTAGCTTCAGCTGTTTCGCCATACTCCTCCTTAATTTTATTTAACTCACTTTTCAACAACATAACTGAATGCCATCTCAGAACTTCATTTTCTTCAATCCACTTTTGACCTTTTATAGTTTCCTCACAATTAAGACAAATATAATGGCTTGTTGGGAAAAACGATTTGTTACATAATAAACATTTAAATAGTGGTCTAATCATTATTTAATCCCAAATTTTTTATTATATTCCTTAATTAAATCAGATTGTTTCTGATTAGCTTATCATATTGCTTTCTTTATGATTTTTTTTCTTTCGTATGATTTAAGCTCAAAAATATTAGAGTTTGGGTTTTTACTCTTTTGAAACATATTAAATAAATATTTTAATATATTATTCTCTCAAAGGTAAGTTATTGGTGGGAAGTGAAGGATTCGAACCTCCGTAGCCGAAGCAACTGATTTACAGTCAGCCCCATTTGACCTCTTTGATAACTTCCCATACCATTTAGATATATAACTGGAATGAACCCAGTGTTTAGTCTAAATGGTATTATATCTCTTCCACCTTACTAACCAAAGTTGTTAATCATCTAAACTTAACAAATTTGATATATTAATAATTGTCTTATTTTTTAATCCCTTCATTTTTAAAGCATCTATCCTTAATATCTGATCGTCGTCGTCAAATATGATACCTTTTAAACTATCCAATGTTGCCTTAAATAGATTATCTAAATCTCGTTTACGGTTATCATTGATCTTAAATACTAACTCTATCTTTATTTTTTTATTTTTATAATCTTTTTTTTTGTTCTTTGCTATCCAGCCCAACTCCTCCTTAAATTTTTTAGCATCTGACGTAAGATATAAGCACCCATATTTTGACATCCTATACATAGAATTTACACTTGGCGGCAGTTTGTCAATTTCAATCCTCATATTTTTTGTTTCCAAAACATTAGTCGTTCTAGCAATGTTTGTTTTTGATTCCCACCTGCTTTTTTCAATTCTCTTTCAATACGTCTGATTTTGTTTTTAGCAGTATTTTTTATCTTTTCTGGATGATCACCACCAGACTTTTTATTATGACCCATAATTCCTCCTATTTTTTATTTCTTGTAATTTTGAGTAAAGTATTAGTCCCCAGCCAGCTAAATCAATACATTCTTGTTCAAGCTCACCTAGTAATTCGCTATTAGACCGATAAAAAGAATTATCGCCATATTCTTTTTCGCCTCTTTTTAGCTTAATGTCTAGTTGTTTAATAAACTTTTTAAAATACTTTTTATAAGTCATATTCCCTCCGTTATATTATTCCCTAAGCAGATAAGAAATTAGTGGTCGACAACTAATCTTATCTGCGGTGCTTTAACTAGATGATTTCTCATCTGCCCAGAGAATAAGAGATATTATTTTGGCTCTAATGGATTATTTAGTATTTAAGAGTCGGAAATCTAACATAATTGCATTTAGTTAGATGATTGATGGTGGCCAGCCCTATCCTATTTAAGATTTTTCAGTCTTAACTGAACCTCACCCACCAAAATAATATTATTAATACCAGTGTGCTCTTTGCCAAAACTTCCAAGCATTACAGGCATTTCCGTAGCGATTAGGCAAATAATCATTAATTAACCATTTAAGTTGAGTTTCAGGGTTTATCTTCCAATCATCCCCAGCCGAACTCATTTTTGATGCTGGGAGTGCTTGACCTAATCCATAAGCTCCAGATGACCTATGGGTTGCTTTATAATTCCAACCCGATTCTTTTTCAATCAATTCATTCAGACACTCCCATTGATTTTGATCAACCATTGTTTTTGCCATATTTTTAATTTCAAGTATGGTAAATTTATTAGATCTTTCACGACTGATTACTTCTCTTTGTGATGTTTCGAATGTAATTTGTTTAGGAACATTTTGTGTAATGTTTGTTAGCATAATCTTTGGTTTTGTAATGTAGTTATCTACCACATTACTAATCTCAACCTTTTTTTGACTATGCCATTTTATTTCCTCATCGGGGTTAAAGTATTTCCATATAATCATGTAAATTAAGGCAATCAGTAGCGATAATAATAGTGCCTTAATGAAATTTTTGATACTTATATAATCTCCTTTGGTTAATCTTATATTTTTTATGCGCCTCCATTTGTAAAAAATCTTTATATTTACCGCAGTTTTCAAATTCATATTTGCAATAGGTACATTCATCATCAAACCAATTGCATTGATCAAAATAAGGACAGTAGTATAGTTTTATGAACCAAACCGCAATCTTCTTGAAAAATTTGATTTTGATCATTTTCTCCAACATAAAAACCCTCCTTTAGTTCGCTTAATGATTCATTTTCTGAATTATATTTATACCCCACAATGTAGCCGTTTTTCTCGATTGCCTCAATCATGGGGCTATGTGATGGTCTAAGTTCACGTTCGGCAGTAGTAATGCGATATAATCTACCCAAAAGACCATTTTCAACTGCATATTTTACTGAGTTATAACTGACATAACCTTCTTTTTTAATCCATGCTTGTAATTGATCTCTTAGACTCAAGCTCATATAGCCTCCTTAAATAACATTTTTATGAACTAATTGTTTGCGACAGTCATCTATTGCAGCTCTTACCTTCTCATGATCTACTGGTTCTTCTGATCGTTGATCTATGTGATTAATAATCTCTCTATGACCGTTACAATCTTCGTTTTTAGCGTGCCAATATCCCTTTCTACATTGCCACCAACCTTTTTGTCTTAGTCTCATATCTTCCAAATCTTCTAGCCTGAATATTCCCAATACATCCGCTCCATTGAGAAATCTGTTTTCACATTTGAATAGACCTTTCGGTTGCTGGATTAATGATTGGCCAATCATTTCAGCTTTCTCTTCGTCAACCCAAATTTCTATTTCATTTCTCATCAAGATTATATTTTTAATTTTGTCTATCGAAGTCTCGGTCATAGTTCCCTCCTACTTTTTGATATGATTTTATGTTGTTAAACCAAGTTGTTAATCTCTTTTTAACCTCAAATGTCTTTTCTAATTGCCATCGTTCTTTTGTGCCTGATTGATTTTTCTCTGTCCAATAGTTACAAAATTTCTTCAATTCAATTTTCAATATTTCTTTAGGTATTTTCTCTTTTAAACTCTCTAATATCTCTTGATAATATTCGTTTTCTTCTATTACTGCATTAAAGAACTTTATTATCTCTTGTTTATTATTAATATTATTTATTATTAATTTATTATTATTTATATATATATTATTATTGGGGGTATCGATGGGGTATTGATCGTGTATCGATGGGGTATCCATTTCTTTAATTTCATTAGGAGCTAATTCTAAGTCTTTTTCTTTGCAGACATTAGTCTTTTCTCCTGAATATCCATTGTATTTGTCGTAATTAACAATCTTTACCCAACCTTTATAGAAATAAAATTTCCCGTCTTTAGATAGTCTATCCTTCATTGACGATACTGTATCGATGGGGTATCCAGTATCAAACATCATTTCTCTATCACTCAATTCGTAAATACCACAAATATTAACTCTTTCATTTGTCAGTAGATACATAAAAAACAATTTTTCTTTTTGTGTTAAGGATGCAAAATATTCATCCTTCCAAATTTTTGTATAAATAATTCTCGTTTTCATAGACCCTCCTTGTTAAATTCCCACATAAGCATTTGAGGTAAGGAGGGTGAGTTCTTAAACCCTCAAATGCTTGTGCGGGAATGTAAAGACTTATCCTTACCAACCGCTGTAGTAGGTATTTTTTCATGTCTTTTGACATGCCTCCCAAAAATATATTAACCGCGCGGGTTTGTTAATTAGTTGGCTCTTGTGATTTTGGTGTTTCTTCTGTAACTGATTCTTCTTTAATTTCTTCTCGTTTAGACATTTTGGTGTATTCCTCAATTTTGTTATGTGCTTCACTGGTTGATAAACTGTTAATTTTTTGTATCACCCCAGGACTTACATCACCCATCTTTTCTTTGTAGAGTTTAATCAATAACTCTTTTTGTTTTGGAGTTAATAACCTTTTTTCCTTGTTTTCAGCAATCTTTACTTCTTCTAAACTTGCTATGCTATCAGTAACACCAATTCCCATCATGGCCAATGCGCGTCCAATTGCTGAAGTTTCGCAGTTCTCAACAAAAGAGTATTTATTTACTGCACTTTGTGGGTTATCTTTCCATTCTTGTGCGTGGCCTGTAAAATATCGGTTTTGCTTTTCTATATCTGGAACAACAAACGCTTTCATTGTGATAGTATCTGGTGTCTGCTCAATAATCTTAGTTTCGATTGCCCCATTTTTATATAATTTATTAAACTCAATAATTCTATCTTTCACTTCTGTATATTCTTTTCCATGTATTTTCATATTTACCCTTTCAATATATCTTTCATCATTGCTATTAAATTACCTGCTTGATGAACCGACATCTGACAATATCTATCCATCTTTTCCCCTATTCTTTTAAACTCCTCATCGGTGCAGTTTAATTCTTTACCATTTGTCATTGCCAACTTATACGTTTCATCCATTTTTTCTTTATCGAATTTTGTCTCGTTGTGGAAAATGTACCAATACTGATTTCTTGTTAGCCCACCATGCACCCTATTAAACAAATCAAGATCAAAGTT